AGAAATTTTCTACCCTTAAGTTTGCTAAGTAAGACCAAGAAAGTCTTGGCTAGGGTAAAACCTAAAAAATTATTTAAGTAATGATGAATATTTTTTTGTACAAAACTTAGCAATGATGGTGGGAGACAGCCACAATTACTTAACTGTAATTTAAGAGGTTGCTTAGGGGCGTAAGCCCCTTTCCACAAGAAAGGTAATATGATAAAACAGGGAAATTGTTTAGAACTTTTAAAAGAATTAGATGATGATAGTATTGACTTGACTATTACAAGTCCACCATACAACATGAATCTAAGGATCAGATATGGTAAATATTTGTTTAGATCCGAGGAAAGCAGCATTTCAACTAAGTACAAGACATCTTTTGATGACAAATTGACTATGGATGAGTATTATGAGTTCCATTTAAGTGTTTTAAAAGAGCTTTTAAGAGTTTCTGACTTAGTTTTTTACAATGTGCAGTTCTTAACAGGCAACAAACGAGCTATATGGCGTATTATGGGCGAATTAAACGAATATCTCAAAGAAGTTGTTATTTGGAATAAAGTTATAAGTCAACCAGCTATGCAACCACAGGTTATGAACTCTCAGTTTGAAAACATTTTAATCTTTGACAAAAACAATGCTATATCAAGACAATTTGTAAATGCACCATTTGATCGTGGAACTTTGCCAAATGTTTGGGACATAAGACGAGAGAAAAGTTACGACAAGAAACATAAAGCAACATTTCCAAAAGAATTAGTAGAGAAGATCTTAGATAACTTCGCGCACCCATATGAAGATCAAACAGTATTAGATCCTTTTATGGGTTTGGGTACTACAGGTGTAGTTGCACAAGAAAAAAATATGAAGTTTGTAGGATTTGAATTAGACGACTATTATTTTAATGTAGCGAAAAAGAGGTTAAATGAAACTATTTAATGGGGACTGCTTAGAAGTTATGCAGGATATACCAGATAGTTCTGTTGATTTGATTATTACTTCTCCACCCTATGAGGATATTTCTGGAGCAGGTTATCAAGCTAACAAAAAAGATATATTATTTCTTAAACTATATTCTGAGTTCTTAGATAAAGTTTTTACCCATTATGAAAGAATACTAAAAGATGGTGGGCAATTATTCTTTAACATAAAAAGTAAAACTGCAAACAAGACATTGAGATCTCCACATTGGTTAGAATTTACAGATGCTTTTCAAAAATTAGATTTTAAAAGTTATATTATTTGGAAATATGCAGGAAGTTTTGATAGCACTAAAGCTAGGTTTCATTTAGATTATGAAATTATTTACCATTTATCAAAAGGAGATAATATTTACCTCAACACTGATTGTGGTATTGATGATCCGTTAACTTCTGTATGGTATGTACCACACAATATACCAAAAGCAGAAAGGGTACACCCAACACAAATGCCTATAGCACTAGCAGAAAGAATATTAACTATTGCTTCTAAAGAGGGAAATACAGTATTAGATAATTTTATGGGTAGTGGAACAACAGGTGTTGCTTCTAAAAAATTTGATTTAGACTTTATCGGCATTGAATTAGATGAAAATAATTTTAAATTAGCAGAAAAGAGAATAAATGAAGTTTGAAAAAAACAATAACTTTTACGAACTATATTTAGGTAACTGCATTTATATGATGAAGTTACTTCGTCCTAATTCTTACGACATGATATTTGCTGATCTTCCTTACGGCACAACAAATTGTAAATGGGATGAAGTGATACCTTTTGACAAACTGTGGGAAGCAATTGATTATTGTACAAAAGACGACTCAGCAATAGTTCTTACAGCCTCACAACCCTTTACTAGTGCATTGGTTTCAAGTAACTACGAGTGGTTTAGACATGAGTGGGTGTATCAAAAGACAGGTGCAAGTAACTTTGCTCAGGCCAAATATGCACCTATGAAAGAGCATGAAAGTGTTTTAGTGTTTAGTAAAAAGAAACCAAAGTATTATCCAATCAAAGAGGAAAGAAAAGGTAGTGGGTTAGCTAGATCTAAATATGCTTACAGTGATAAATCTAGAAAAGCAGTTGGTGAGTTCATGGGGCAAGGAATCAATGAGGGAACACATGATACTAAAAAAGACGCAGGAAATGATGAGTTAAGATATCCTAGCTCAGTGCAGCTCTTTAATAATCGTGCAAAAGGTGATCGTGGATTACACCCAACACAGAAACCAGTTGCTTTGTTAGAGTATTTAATTCAAACTTACACACAAGAAAATGAAAAAGTTTTAGATATGGTAATGGGTAGCGCTACAACAGGGGTTGCTTGTATTAATACACACAGATCGTTTACAGGTATAGAACTAGATCCAGAAATCTATACAACTGCAAAAGATAGAATTGAAAATGCTTTACAACAGTGATTGTTTAGATGTTTTGCCAACTGTGGCAGACAATTCAATAGACTTAATAATTGTTGATCTCCCATATAAAGAAACAGGGAACAAGTGGGACAACAAACTTATAGACACAGCTTTACTTTTTGATCATCACAGAAGAATACTAAAAGAGGGTGGGTGTATAGCTATGCACTCAACTATGAAATTTGCACAAGAACTTATACGAAATGGTCAAGATTTATATAAATATGACATAGTTTGGGAAAAAGATAATGGAACAAATTTTGTCAGTGCTAAATGGCAGCCGATAAGAATACATGAATATGTTTTAATATTCGGTAAAGGTAGAGTGACTTACGGAAAATCAACTCCGATGAAATATAATCCACAATTTACTCAGGGAGATCCTTATGAGCAATATTCAGGAAAAAGCAGTGAAAACTGGAAAGGTGCTCCGTTAAAAAGAACTCTCACAAAGAACGATGGTTATAGATACCCTAAGACAATACAGAAGTTTAAAAGAGACAGAGGACTGCACCCTACACAAAAACCAGTAGCTCTGGCTGAATTTTTGATCAAGAGTTTCACTGATCCTAATGATGTAGTATTAGATTATTGCATGGGATCAGGAACAAATGGTGTTGCTGCAATTACTAATGAAAGAAATTTTATAGGCGTAGAAAAAGAAAAGAAGTATTTCGATATAGCAAGAGAAAGGATAATGAATGTCAAAAATAAAACTTCCTGATAGTTTTATTCACCCAAGATCAAACCAGCCTGCAAAAGGTCACGCAGGAAGGATGGCAGAAGTGAAGTTCTATCATATATTTAAACAGTACATAGATAAAAATGTGCGTTGGGCTACAAGAGACGAAAACATTTACAAAAAGTTTGATATTGCCTCATCAATTAAAGATTATGGCAAAATGGACATCAAAGCTGAGAAAGACGCTTTATCAGATGGTACAGTGTGGATCGAGTATCAAAATGGTGATGGTAAACCAGGTTGGATCTATGGCGAGGCAGATTATATAGTCTTTGATCTTTACTGGAGATATGTAGCGATAGATAGAATATGGTTGCAGGTGATTACTGATAAGTTAACTAAAGGTAAAGTTTATACAGAACAATTTCAGGTATATAACAAGTATGTTTACAAGAGTCAGGCATTGTATAATCCTTATCGTAGACAAGGCAGAAAAGATATCTTAACTAAAATTAAAACTGAAGATGTTCTTGATCGTATGTCTTGGGCAATACCAATACCTAAAGAATTTCATACACAAGATTACCGAACAAATAGCTAGTACTAATAGCTTATAAAGAGAAATGCCCCTCTTTCGAGGGGCTTTCTTATGGACTTTCTACCTTATGAGAGAGTTGTAGAATTAACTGATCTCCAGTATAAAACGAGATTGAAAATATGTCCTAATGATAAGTCAAATATTGTAAGACCAAAAATGTAAAAACGAGATTGAAAATGAGTCTTAATGATGAGTTTTGAGTAGGATAAACGGAAAAAAATATAGATCTTTTAGAGCATAAAAAAAGGGGGCATAAAGCCCCCTAATTTATATCGAAATTGAATTAGATCGCTACAACCTCCCTTAAATTTTTGTTTAATCCCTCTGTTATATTGAGATCAATATAATAAGCAATATGGAAGTAATCTATCTGTGAGTCCGATTTATTGAACCACAGATCACCGACACCAGCATCAAAAGGCGCTCTCTTTATAATTGTCTCGACCTTGTCCAGAAATTCAATTTGTTCTGGAGTGAACAGAATGTGTATTCTGTCGGCAATATCATAATGCGCCTCCCATTGATCTGGGTTATTGTCCATCCATTTAATTAATTCTGGATAGACATCTGGTCTATATTGCTTGATCTTGTCGACTGCCAGACCATATTGTGGTTTAAAGCTGTCTCTATAATATACATCATCAGTTATAAAGACATTAGACCAATCTATATTGCTTGATTTTATGTCTACGCTAAGGGATGAATGGTGACGGATACGAACACCAAACTTAGATCCTGGAAACTCTTTTTTTAATGCTTCCCTGATCGCTTTAGATTCTTCTTTATTTATATAAGCCATTTTGTAGCTCCTTTTTTTTGTTATTACTAATTTTAATTATAACTGCATTGCACAGATATGCAAACTAATTTAAAAAAAAGCACTACTGGATCGTATTCTGCTAAATCGAGATTGAAAACGCCCTTTAATGATAAGTCAAGAATATGATCATCTACAAAAACGAGATTGAAAATGCCTCTTAATGATAAGTTTTGATTGTGATAATAGAAAAGGCCGCAGGTAGATCTTTTAGTGCAAAAAAAAGAGGGGCTAAAAAGCCCCCCTATCTTATGTGTTGCAAGATACTTATGCGATCATATCAGGATCATATTTCAGACCTAATTGTTTTCTACACTCGTCATCTAGAATTAAAATTACATATTCACAATCATCGCAAGTAAGTATATCTTTTCTTTCTAAATCAACTGTAAAGACAATCGCAGTTGTATCACATTTTGGGCAGTCCACTTCAAACATTTTTGACCTCAAATTTGTCCAGTCCTTGAATAAAAGCGCCACCATTACCCTCAGGATCTTGCATAAGAGTGATCGAAATGATCGATCCTTTACTGTCCACTAACTCAAGAATTGGAAAAGCGACATCATCGCCCCACTCCTCATCGATATTCATTTTCCATTGTGTTTGGATAAAGTAAACATCTTTGATAGATAGTCCTTTAAGTTTCGTTAGGTCTTTGTAATCATTTAGGTTGTGGTCAATATCAACTCTCTTAACGACTTCTCGATAATCAGTTGAGTCTGTATCACTCTCTATATAATCAACATGTCCGTCTGGTTTACTCATTTAATACCTCTTTCTTTTGTATTACTTTCTTTAAAGTATAGTTGCAAACCAGTGATATGCAAGTATAATAATAAGAAGTATATGTAAAAAAAGCGAGGTAAAAAATGAGTAGGAAAAAAACTACTGATGTAAGACAAGATCCGATCAAAGACTGGAATATGGATCAAGAGACAAAAGATTTTCTTTTGGATAATGGCGTTTCAGTTTATCACAGTGGGGGTGGTTGTGTTCATCTCTATTATAAAGGTTGGATCATAAACCCTAATGAAAGCGTTGAGGGTATTGATGACCTTTACGCTCTTGATCAAGTAAAACTAAATCGAGAGGTTGTATTTTCACAAGTATGGAACGATATGGGTGGTGATGAAACACACTTTTTAAACGACTTAGAAAATGGTTTTAAATTCATTAATCAGTATCAAATATTTGGCGATCAGTTTGCTAACGATAAAGAGGAAAGTACTGAGAACTCTTTGAAGTGGAAAAGTTGGGGCGACCTTATGGAAGTACAAGGTGGCGAAATGGAGTTAGATGAGGCTGAAAATAGTCAGAATTATTTTCTCTGTATGTGGGAAAATAGTTGGTTAGTCTGTAGCGAAAAGCAATTAGTCAAACTTTTCCCTCATGATATCCACGAGGTTGACTTGAGGTGGGCGATGTATGACACCTTAAGAGGAACTGTAACTATGATCGACACTTTTAATGACGCAGTTGAATTTGTGAAAACTGGTTTAGAGAGACAGTACTTAGGTCAGTGCGACAATATGCAATTCTCATTAATCAGAGAGAGGTACGAACAATGATCGATCTTTATGAAAGAAAAGAAACTCGCCACACTTATGTGTGGCAGTTTCGTTTCGATATCAGGAAAAAAAGTATCTTGCAAGATGTTCATTTTGTTACTGTTGTTTCCAATAAAGGAAAAGCATGGGCATACCAACAAGCATACGAGGAAGTTAGAAAATTGGGTATATGGGGAGTTATGGCGCACTATGAGGATCCAAAAAAATGGTCTCAAGTGTTTGATGACATTTTAGATATAAGAGATACTGGTATTCAATTAGCTTACGGATATCCAAAAAGAACTAAAACAAGAGAGGGAGTTAAGGTATGAGTGAGACAAAATTCGACAACGAAATATTCGAGAGAGGTCAAAGACGAGTTAATCCGTTTAAGAATAGAGAGGAAAACGAAATCTTGATGACGATTAAGCGTCTTGATCCAAGCGATGAATATGGAACAGAGGGTTTAATTTTAAAGCTGACGGAAAAAATTGGTGGTCATGTTGTGGCTGAACTAACAGTGAACCACATGGCATTAAGTTACATAGCGAGAGAAATTGACCACTTTCAAGAGTATGGTTTCAAGCAGGAACTAGATCAGGAAACTGATGATTCATTTAATTAAAATATTAATAGATATTCTTACTCGCAAGTAAGCATATAAAGATCGAGAGAGGGGCTTACAAGCCCCTCTTTTGTATTTGCGATTGAAAATTTGCCTTAATGATAAGTCAATTAGTTGATCATCGCAACAATTGAGATTGAAAATGCGTCTTAATGATGAGTTTGTAATTGGATACACGAAAAAAAAAGAGGATCCTAAGATCCTCTCTTTTCATTAATTGACTGGTCTAACTAATTTCACCAGTAGTAAAATTTACACGATCATAATTATATTGATCGTTAAACTTCTTAACTCTTTCTTTATTCACTTCCTCTATCTTATGATCATAGATCCATTTAAAGTTATGTAATAAAAACTCGTGAAAGTCTATACCACCTGTAATTGATCTTTCATGCTTGATCCATTTAGATCTAAACTTTTCTAAAGATCCGTCAAAAGTTTCCATACCTAAACATTTTCCACAACCGATCAACAACGCGATTGTCATAATGTTTGCATAGTTATCTTTTTTAACTCTAAGATCAAAGATCGTATCATATTGCATACGGCTACTTTTTTCTCTACCAGTTTCTAGATCAATACAATTATGAGTATAAGAGGGGTAAAGATCCCCATAAATATTATCAACTTTGATTGGTCTATAACCTTTTTCATTGTATTCAAGAAATCTAAGATCAACAGTGATCGGCTTAAAGTTTTCTAAAACATTTAAAACCATTGCATATTCATCTTTAGTTAATGAGTGCGCACCGATCATTATTTAACCTTATCCAAAATTTCATTGATCATGTTTGCCTTAACTGGATCTTTAAAGACATCGTAGTTAATTGCTTGTGAAAAACCAAAAGGATCATTTTTAGATAGATCCTTTTTTAGTATTTCAATATCTTGATCATCTAAGCTAAGATCCTCTATGATCTTTTTTGACATCAACTCATAACTAAAGTAGTTATCGCTTAAGCCACGATCCTCTAATCTTTTATCCATTAGTACATCGGCTATTTTCTTACCTTGATCCGTTGCAACGGATATGATAATTTCTACACCATTATCCATTGACTTCACTAGATAATCATATTGCCACATATTCTTATTTTTCATGATATTCCTTTTTTCGTGATTACTAAAACCAGCATATCACAGATTGGCAATTTAGAAAAGTCAATAAAATTAAACTTTTCACTATGGGGATCCGTAAAGATGACAAAACGAAATCGCTTAAATCGGCTCTAAATAGCCTGTTTAAAATTGAGATTGAGAATTTACCTTAATGATTAGTCAAATATGTGAATATCTAAAGAATTGAGATTGAAAATGAGTGTTAATGATAAGTTAATTATTGGAAAATAGAAAAAGGATCCAGTGGTTAGCTGGATCCTTTTATTTTGATTAGTAATCGATTGGAGTTTAAATTTTTAGTCCTATGTATTTAGCTCTTAGTTCATCTTTAGTTGGATACGGACTTACAAATTCTTTAAGTTCACTAACCATATAAGATAATTCACGATCAAATTTAATATTTCCTTTTTTAAACTCTAAGCGATCAAGTTCTATCATGTTGAATGATCGTGGTTTACTAAATAGTCCAGCGTTAAATCCAATTCTGTATAACGCTCTATATGGATTAGTAAAAGTCATCGGCTTGATATCGAACTGATTATCATAGAATTGTAAAGAAAGATCTTTATTTACCTTATTCAAATACAATGGATTTTCTTTAAGGAACCCTTCACTACTTTTATCCTGTACAAATGTAAATAACTTACCTTTAGGAAATGATTTTATGTTTTTAAGTACGGAAAGTCCTAACTCCAGTACATAATCATCGGACTTAGTAGACTCCCACTGTTTAACCAATTGATTTTTCCTACTTAATATTGCTCTAACTAGATCAATTGCTATAGCCTCATCTAAATGAGTAACGCTGTTACTTTTAGATTGAAATTCACCAGTCCAAAAAGTCTCTAATAGTTCTTTCTGGTAAAGTTCTGGACTTTCATTAATTAATTTAGTGAAGTAATTACTTTTCCAATATCTGTAGTCTCTAGGAGTTACATTGTTACTGGCACCTTTTATAAATACCTCATTATTTTCTATTTTTATTCTTTCTATAAGTTCAAAACTCATATTTCCTCCCCTATAAAGTTTTGTATTTCTTTATACAAATCTTTGCTTATCTTTTTCTTTTCGTTTTTTAAGTTATCATTTTCTTTTAAGGCCATACTTAAATACCATTTCATATTATAAAATTCAGCCATTGTTTACCTCTTTCATCGTATTACTTTTATAAGCATATCACAGATCGGCACATATATCTAGATAAATATATATTTTCTGAGGATCAGAACTCTTATAGTACAAAATTGAGATTGAAAATCAGCATTAATGAGTAGTCATTTCTATGAACTTAGTAAAAATCGAGATTGAAAATGTCTATTAATAATAAGTCAATTGAGGGATAAACGGAAATAAAAAAAAGGCACAAAAAAAAATACCCCAACTGTAAAGCTGAGGTATTTTCCACGGATCTTTAAGTGCTAATAGTTCAGGATATAACTTTCCCCTAATTCATCGTAAACTTCATCGCCAACTAATTCCTCTACTTCCCACTCGGTATAAAACCAGTGTTCAACAAAGTACTTATCGAAATAGTCTGATCCAATGTTGCTATCCATAAAGGCAAGCCACTCAATAGTATTTACCTGAACTTCAGAACTAACATGATCTTGTTCAGCTAATTTCCTAAACCACTTCTGAAAGATTGGGTTTTCTTTCTTTAGTAGCTCGTTATTAATGAACTGAGGCTCAAGGTTTATAAAGTGGCAATCGCATAAGTCATTTGCCTCGCAGTCTTTAACCTCGCACTCCCAACTGCAATAATATTGATAATCGCCAGTCATGAACCCTGAGTTCATGCCAGTGTTACAAACCTTGCACTTTCTGGCATAGACATAAATTTGCTTTGTGTGATCCTCACAATTATCGCACCATAGTTCAAGCATGCTGTCACTATCACAACAATCTACTTTCTGGCCAACATTACTGCCGTTGACTTGAACATATCTTGCCTCAGAAATAGAACCCATACTGGAACATTTCTCACAAACTTTAACTGCCTCAGGGCAGTCAGTTCTCAATGTAGCCTTTTTAGTTTCATCACGACTTATTAAGCCTTTAGCAGTTAGCGTTGAGATATCAGCACTCATTACAAACCTCTAAACTTCCGTCACTCTTAAAATGTCTTTGACAGTCGCCACATAAAGTTGCACCATTTAAGTCATCGCCGATATTGATGATATCGCCAAAATTTAATTCAGCAGCCTCATCATATTGATATCGGTATTTAGTCGGCACTAATCTATCTGTTAGATAGTCAGCGAAATTCCATACACCATACAACCAAAAACCAATCATGATTGTATTAAATGCTAGAAAAGAAATTGTATTCATTTCACTCCTTTTAATCTATTACTACTAATTAGTATGATCGTTTAGTGCTAGATAATCAAGCACCATTTACATTTTTCTGAATTAGCTGAACATGATCAGGAGTTGAATTTTGCACTAAAGGATCGGTTTTGGAAAAAAAGAGGCTATTTAAACGCGATTTAAGAGCTTAGAATTTTTAGAGCTTAACCGATATGCCTGCACATTCAAGCAAATAAGCCAAATCGAGATTGAAAATGCGTATTAATGATTAGTCAATTAAGTGAAAAACGGAAATAAAAAAACCCCCAACTCATTTAAAGCTGGGGGTTTTTCCTCGGATCTTTATTTGCTAAACTGTATCCATTATTGGACTAAAACCAAATGCAATTCCACGCATATACATGTCTTTGTTTTCGTTTATCCAATTTCTTGTTTCATCTTTGGCTAACTCTTTAACGGCAGTTACATCAAACATGTTACATAGTCCACTCTCTCTTATGGACTGCAAATCATCAAAAATTTCAAAATCAACTTCAATCATAGTTTCACCCCCTCAACCTCAATACCTAAATATTTCATTACCATTAAAACATTTACAAAAATATGACCTTTGTTATTTGTAAACGGACAATTGTTTTCGTACCACAAATTCTTTTTTTGAGTTTCAACAATTGCCTCATAATATTCTTTACTTCTTATGCCACAACCATATTTCACAAAAAGTTTTTCATTATCAACTCCTAACTCAAAATCTTTTTTTTCCTCAATAAAAAGATAGATACAAATACTCTCAATATGTTCTATGATTTTTCTAAATTTAATCATTAGAGTAATTCCTCTAAAAGAACTTGGTATTGAGCATAAAGTAGTAGAAAATCCTCATTACTTAATTTTCCACCCTCTAACATTGCTCTGGCAGACTTTTGGATTAAGTCTGTATTCTCATTTCTTACACCAGCAAGATTTGGAAAATAAGTGTCATACCAGAATAACCAATGGTCTGTTCTCATTTTATATTTTTCCGTAACTTCCTCATGTATGCTTGAGTACCTTTGTATTGTTGTCCAAAAGTCAGGCTCAGGCTGAGTTAGGCAATTAACGATATAAACTTCCATATCCTCAATGCCGTTATTTGAATATTGTTCAAATCTGCTATCAACAAATTCAATCATATTTATTTTATCCAATACAGGTGGGACAAATGCTGATACAACATTAATTCCGTAGGCTGATTGGGGTTCATTATTTTTAGTCATAATATTCCTTTTTCCGATTACTGATTAAATTATATCAAAAGACTATAGATAAGTCACTTAAAAATAAAATAATGCACTAAAAGATCAGTAATCAATTAAAGATCCAAGGACAACAATTTGGATCCCCAAAACGAGATTGAAAATCTGTCATAATGATTAGTCAATCTTTGGATATGAGGAATAAACGAGATTGAAAATGTGTATTAATGATAAGTCATGAATGTGATCATAGGAAAAGAAGATCATAAAATGCACAAAAAAAGGCACAAAAAAAAGAGGGCTGAAACCCTCTTTCTCTTGTTGATCTGTGTCTTTATCTTCTAGTCAGTATGTCTATTATTATCCTAATTAAGTCAGACATTCAACCCCCTCTTTATCATTACCGACATAAGTGTCATAGCAGGACTGAGTGCAAAAAGGAAACTCCCCATCCTCATTTACCCTGCCACAAACAATGCAGATCTTCATTTCCATCCTCTTAGTTTGTGTAAGATATTGTGATATCTAGCTGAATCCAGTCCTACTTCATCAGGATGTAATTCTTTAGGTTCAACAACTTCATTCCACTCAGATAAAGCATCAATTAAGTCCTCTCTATCTTTTTCAGTGAACTCTCTTAAACTTTCAAGTACCTCGTCAGTATAAGAGATAGTAAGTTCAACGCTTGATCTTCTTTTACTGCCCAAGAAGTAGTCAAGTTCATCAGGATTATAACCACCTGTTTCCTGCCACTCACTTCTGATCTCCAAAAAACTAGTAAGGTTGTTTCTAGAATCTCTTAATTCAAAAACAACTGGACTATTTTCATCAGCTAACTCAAGCATCTCTTTAAGTTCTTTTACATTCATGACTTTGGGCAATCTTCATATGGAAATTGCTCTTGTTCTTCACATAAACAAAAATTAAACTGCAATATTTGTTCTGTATGTGTTAAGTCAGCCATATCTTGATAGCTATGTGATTTTTGTTTAGCCATTATTCCCCCTCTGTTTTTTGGATAAATTCTGCAACTTGATCTTCAGTCATTATCTCTAGAGCAATAGATAAAGAGTTATCTTTAACTTTCTTTTTCTGATCAGCGTCATAGTTAATCAATTCTCTACCCATATATTTCGCACCTTGATAAAAACCAACATCAAAATCATTGCTTGCTTCTTGGTGCATCACATTCTCAACAACTTCAGCAAAATCTTTCATGCCGTAGCCTGAATGGTCAGTAAACATATCTCCTTTATGGTCATCTTCTATTTGTTCTATAGCCTGCGCTACTCTATCTTTTATATTCATTATCCTCTTTCCTTATTACTTTTCGTAAATACAACATCATTAGTTATATCCTCTCCTCTTTTGTTAACTCTCACTGTCGTGATCTCCACTGAGAAACCCAAGTCCTGTAACCAACTCTGTATCTCATTGTGAACCGCTGCAACAATGTTGCTAGGAAGATCCTTAGTTTCATAGTCCTTGTCTAACTGTAAGTCATGAACTTGTAAGTCAGCGCCACCTAACTCTAAATTCAACTTTAATTCAACAGTCATACCTTTTTGATTCATAGTTTTCATATAACTCCATTTCGTATTACTAATCTAATTTTAGATCAAGTTCTGAATAAGATCCACTACTTTAGAAAAAAAACAGGCTATTTAAATCCGATATAAGAGGTTAGAATTTTGTGAGCTTGACTATGTAGCGTAGAGATTATACCTAAAACCCTAAAAACGAGATTGAAAATGTGCGTTAATAAGGTGTCAATTAATGGATAAACGGAATTAGATCATATCTAGATTGTAAGAAAAAAAAGAAGAAAAAAAAAGAGGGACTTTCGTCCCCCTCTTTCTGTAATCGTTTAGGTTTAACTTACTCTTACTTTTTTGAGTAACCTTTTCATTTCTGTCTGTTGTGTCTTAGTGGTTCGGACATTTATGAAAGGTAGGAACCAATCCTGATATTGTCCGACAATTTCAGCGATATTTCCATTTTCGTCTAATTTCCATATCCAACGATAAGCGCCCCCACCCCATGAAATCAATAAACCAGAATGAAAACCTTGCTTTCTCTGTTGGTCATCAATTCTTTCAGCGTCAATAAATTCTAAACCATGAAATTCATAACCCTCTTTTAATTCCTCTTTAATCGTTTTTAAAAAATGTCGCTGGTACTCTGTACCCTCAACATATAATTTCTCTAAGCTATTCAATTCTTTATCCTTTCCTAGTCCGATTGAGTCAGCAATTTTTGGATACTTTCTTAGAAGTACCCATAGTGAACCGAATACAATGGAAGTTAAGCCCAATGCCTCTATCCATGCGTAAAATATAATCTGTTCGGTATTCATAATGTTTAACCTTTCTTTAGTATTACTGATTTAATTATAGTTATTTATTGAGCCTGTACAACAAGATTAGAAATAATCTAAGCCGTCAAACCTACCTTTAATAATTATTCTGAAATTTTATTGTATAAGTAGGTTACTTTTCGGTCTAATGTCTTAATATCGTTCTCTAAGTCTTGATATAGTAATTTAAATAATTTATAAATATTTATTACTAATAAGACTATACAGAAGATCAACGCCACTAATAAAATATTATGTATATTCATTAGTAACCAGATTAATAAACTTTCCACTATGCACCCCCTTTGTTTGTTTTAAGATCAAGGTCGTCTAGTTCTTGTTTTATAAAACTAGTTAAATCTATAAGGTTCTTTCTATAAATTGCAAATGTGCTTTGCACTTGCTCAAGTTCTTTTTCTAGCGCGTGCCTCTTGTCAAACTCTGTCGCCACTCTGTCCAGTAGTTCTGATTTATACGCCTTGATTATTCTTTTATTAAACGGCTTAGGTATCTTTTTCATATTATTATTTTTTCCTTTCATACTTGTTACTAGTGACAAGTTTTTTAAAACTGTCCCTAATTCTTGCAATCTTTTAATTTTCTTTTCGTTCATCATTAATTACTAGCGACAAGTTTTTTAAAATGTCCGTCAGCTTTAAATTGTTTACCCTGTTTAAATCTGTCTAAATAAACCTTATAAGGTCATTAATTTGTTAAGGGGTAGGGGGGGGTTAAAAATCGCGATTGCAAAAAGGTGCGTGCATAGTAAGCAGTGCGAGAATTTTTTTCAGATTTTTGAACGCCTATCCTTGATAGGCAGGTTTGTAAGAAACCTGTTTGCTTTCCGATCTACTAGAGCTAATATAGATCTGTAAGTAAGTAAGAAGTTAAGGCGTTAAAACATGGACATTAACTAACTAGCTTTGGAATTACATGCAGGACAGATGAAGGGGTAGTTTATCTACCCCTTTTTCGTTATCTCTAGATTAAAATGGTTGTATCTTGCGACCAGTCGGCTAGATCTGGGGGTTTCGCCTCCTTTACCCTGGATCTAGCCAGTTTTCTGAAAAACACCCCCCTTGCCAAAATTTCGTTCCGACCACTCCTTTACAATGGTTAAAAGAAAGGAGGCCAGATGGCTAAGAGGGTAATGTACAAAGGTGTACTCTATGATGATCTTGTTGAGCTAACTACAGTAAACACATTCTGGGAGATCTATGCCTATGAAATGAAGAATCTGCCTAAATATCCAAATATGTTGTATTAAAGACAAAAACTCTTACAGTCTTATTTACATATGATAAAAACATTAAAACAACTAAGGAAGATCAGGAAGAAAAAAGTAATTATTGGTTGCTCTTGTGTACATAGGTGTAGTAAGTGCGATGAGTTTATAATGCCTCACCAACCATACTTAATTGCCTTTAGGAGCGTCTCTGAGAGACTTTCTGGTCATCATGGGACAATCTACTGTGGAGAATGTGTGGCAGATCTGGATACTTAAATATCCTTTTTCTTACCAGCCTCTTCCCCTCTATCCGTTAGGATAGGGGTATATATGCTATCTAAGTCAGGAAAAGGGAGAAATAGATACCTCCACAGCGCAATCCTTAATGATATATATTGAGTTCGCAGATAGGCACTACTTATCCAACCTAGATTCGCAGCCTTTCCTAGATTATCCCCCTATTCTCAGCTTTGCCTAGAGCTTTACCTAGATCTAGCTGATATTGATCCAAAAGAGCTAAATGTGAGGTAGATCCTATAGAATTGGGGTATGAGCGATGAAATAGAGATAGTTACAGATTCTAGTGGTAACGGGAATACATTAGACACGATCCAGGATCCTGAGGATTTTGATATAGAGATTGTAGGTAGGCCAAGCAAACTGACCAATGAAACTGTACGAAAATTATCTAGTGGATTAAAGCTGGGATTGTCACAAAAGAAAGCGGCAGACTTTGCAGGGATCTCCGAAACCACCTTTTATAGATGGCAAAGAGAGTTTGTAAAGATAGATAGAGCCTGTTTAGGCAATCCAGAACGCATAAATAACGCTGATGATCTTAACTTGTGGGAGTTTTGGCAGTCCTTAAAAAAGGCAAAAATAGAGGGCGAGCTTTCTCACATAGCAAATATCACTGAAGCAGCGAATAGTGGCGTTTGGCAGGCTAGTGCTTGGTTCTTAGAACGATCTAACCCACAAGACTGGGGCAGGAATGGTAGAGAACTTGAGGCAACCACAGAAGGTAAGACAATCGAATTTAATATAAAATATAGTTCTTAGTTTTCCGACATCGGAAAAGTATTACATAAGACAAAAACCCTCTATTGCTAGAGGGCTTCATGCCAGTAATACGAAAAAAAGGAGTCGTCCTTTGATCTAGAAAGACCGAAGAGGACTCTTTATTTCATAAGTTAATTTAAGCACATGTTGAAATTAAAGCAAGGGTTTATTATAATATTTTTATGGATTTCCCTGATAAAAAATATAACATCATTTACGCAGATCCACCCTGGTCATTTAAGAATTTTAGTAAAAAAGGTGAGGGTAGAAATCCTAATCAGCATTATGAAACACAAGACTTGAACTGGATCAAGTCTTTACCTGTAAATGACATAGCTGATAAAGATTGTGTTTTATTCCTATGGGTAGTTAATCACTCTTTACCACAGGCATTTGAAGTTATCGAAAGCTGGGGCTTTACTTACAAGACAGTAGCTTTCAACTGGGTTAAAAAAAATATGAGATCCGAGGGATTCTTCACTGGTTTAGGATATTGGACAAGAGGAAATCCAGAATTATGTTTATTAGCAACAAAAGGAAAACCAAGCAGAGTTTCTAAAGCTGTAAAAGAATTAGTAATAGAACCTAGATCTAAACACAGCAAAAAACCAGACAGAATTAGAGATGATATCATTGACTTGTGTGGTGATCTCCCTAGAATTGAATTGTTTGCAAGGAATACGACTAAAGGATGGGATGTATGGGGGAACGAGATTTAATACCTTTTCCAGAAAAGAAATATAATATTATTTATGCTGATCCACCCTGGTCTTATGATTCAGGTTTTCTTAAAAGAAATTGGGAGGGCAAATATCCTCAGATGAAACCACAAGAGATTTACGATCTACCAGTGCAAGATATAGCAGACGACAATTGTATTTTGTTTATGTGGATCACTTATCCTAAATTACTTATAGGTTTGCAAGCTATGGAAAGTTGGGGATTCAAGTATCGCAGTGCAGCGTTTACTTGGGTTAAAAGGAATAAGAAAGCAGATACTTGGTTTTGGGGCATGGGGCATTGGACTCGTGCTAATGCTGAGGTCTGCTTTCTGGGTGTAAAAGGAAAACCTCAAAGAGAAAGCGCAGGCGTTCACTCAATCGTTGATGAAAGAATACAAGAACACTCAAAAAAACCAGATGTAGTTAGAAATAAAATTGTAGAGCTTTGTGGAGATCTACCAAGAATAGAACTATTTGCCAGACAAAAAGCTGATGGTTGGGATAATTGGGGAAATGAAACTCTATAAAGGCGACTGTTTAGATTTTATGAAAGAACTAGAGGATGGATCTATAGATCTAATCTTATGTGATCTTCCGTTTGGCCTTATGAAAAACATAGGTGAGGATGACGGCAGATTTCAAAATGGCATGCTTGGTAAATTTGATTGGGATGACTCTGTAGATCTTGAAAAGTTTTTCTTCTTGTCAGAAAAGCTACTTAGAGAGTCAGGTAGATTAATTCTTTTTGGCATACAGCCGTTTACAACCACTTTGGTAAATCACGCAACATTGAGTTTGCCTTTTGCTTATTCTATGATTTGGGAAAAGGATCACTTCGGTGCAGCCTTTCAAGCAAAAAGAGCTCCACTAAACTTTTATGAAGATATATTGGTATTTACTAAAAGATACGATTCAACATTTAGCAATCCACTAAGACAGTACTTTGAATGGTTATTAAAGCATATAGGAAAAAGTAAAGCTCGCTTGATTATGGAATTTGGACAAAAAGCTGATCATACTTTTAGAACTAGAAGTACACAGTTTAAGCTATGTACAGAGGAAACTTATAACGAAATTGTTGAGAAATATCAGATTCAAGATAACGAAAAGTTCATGCCATACGATCTCCTTAAAAAGATAAACGATCAATACGCGCAAACTTTCAATCTATCTGATGAAGATACATTCAAAAGTAACATACTTAAGTACCCTAGAGACAGCGAAAAACACCACCCTACTCAAAAACCTGTTGATCTTCTTGTTAATTTAATTGAAACATTTACAAATGAGGACGATGTTGTAGCTGACTTTACTATGGGAAGTGGTAGTACTGGAGTTGCAGCTAGGAAAACAAACAGAATATTCTTAGGATCCGAGTTAGATGAGGACTTCTATGATATTGCCTACAAAAGAATACAAGGCCAGCTTTGAAGTTAATTAACGGAGATTGCCTAAAAATAATATCGGAAATGCCAGAAAACAGCGTAGATCATGTTTTTACTAGCCCACCTTACAATATTGGCAGAAGTAGATCATTAGATTCTAAAGCTAAGGGTAAATACAAGCACTTTTCCGACAATAAAGATAACTACTTAGATTGGTGTACAGAAATCATAGATCAACTTCTTAGGATCACAAAAGGCTATGTTTTTTGGAATATTCAAGCAAATGCTTTAAATAAAGCTGATGTTTTTAAACTTATTGGTCATTATGCAGATGTGTTGGAACAAAACTTTATTTGGTATAAACCTAATGCTACACCTAGTTCAAAGCAGTATTATGTTTCAAATGTTGTCGAATATGTTCTTTGTTTCTCAGAAAAGAAAGTAAAAGGCAACCAACACTTCTTAAAAAATTATGTAGAGATAAATAAAGGAACTAAGTACATAAAAGATTTAAACGCACAAATGCCAGTATCTTTATCTGATCACTTTATTACAAACTACACACAAAAAGATGAAGTTATACTGGATCCATTTATGGGATCTGGCACAACAGGAGTTTCTTGCAGTAATGGACAAAGAGACTTTATTGGTATAGAATTAGTTCAAGAGTACTACAAAATAGCAAAGGAAAGACTTACATGAGATTAGGCAGCATGTTTGCAGGTATCGGTGGTGTAGATCTTGGCTTGATTAGATCAGGCTTAGTTACTGATGTTAAATGGCAAGTTGATAACGATGAGTTTTGTACAAAAATTTTAAAAAAGAATTTTCCAGATAGTTTAGTAATGCACAAAAATGTAGAAGATATAAATACAAAATATTTACCAGAAGTAGATATGATAACGGCAGGTTTTCCATGTCAGCCTGTGAGCGTGGCAGGAAACCAGAAAGGAGTATTAGATGAAAGATGGTTATGGGATGAGGTCGAAAGATTTATTGATGAGTTACGACCACAAGTCTTCATGTTGGAAAATGTCCCCAACATCCTCAGAGCAAGCAACGGAGAGGCAATTCATCGTGTCCTCAAAAGTGTGGCCGAAATGCGCCATTATAGATTTGAATGGCAACTTATATCAGCAAAGTTCGTTGGAGCAAGGCACAAAAGACAAAGATGGGTGGGAGTTGGAATCGTGGGAGACTCCGAACACTATGGATCACTTGCCAGCGAGATCAGGGGACGCTTTGGAGAGAGCGCTATATCGTGGAGATCCAGAGAGGAAGAGCAAAAGAAAATCTACTGGCAACTTGCGAGAAAATCCGAAAATTTGGCTCACACCGACAACAATGGATCAGAAAGAGGACAGCCTGAAACACGCAACGAAACTGATGCAGGGGAAAACGAGGAGAGCTACAGGTCATCGAATACAGAGAACATTGAGCGATCAAGTATGGATGGACATGATAGAAAAGGATCCGACCTTGATGGAGTATTACCAGGATCACGAGATAGTCAAGAGACCAATGCTTCCAGATCAAATGGAGTTCGTGGATTATCTGAGAAGTCAGACATCAGCAACCAAACTACAGAAGTTGACCAAGATCAAGAAGTCGACAGTGGATCACTGGTTCAGGAAGGACAAGTACTTCAGTCATCCGACAGTGGATCAGTGGATTCAGATCAAACCACACCTAGAGGAGATCAAGTACGACAAGGAGTTGATGACAGTACAGGTAATGGAGTGGAAAACCAAAGAGGAGATGGAAATGTGGCCGACTCCCTCGACACAGGACAACGAACACAAGAATTTGGAATTGAACGACAAGGGCAGGAGAGTAGCAAAGACTGGGGGCGAGAGCAGATCTCTGAACCTAGCAGACAAAGTGCAGGTGAGGAAAAAGGAAACATTTTCGACACCAGCAGCCTCTCAAGCATCAAAGCCAGTCAATCGCCATACCCCATCAGCGAGAGCAGGGAAACATGGCTCTACTTTGGAACAGGACATTGGGGAACGAGATCCCACATTGATTGGGATGCGCCTCAATCCAGCATGGGTGAACAGACTTATGGGTTACCCAGATGGTTGGCTGAGCTTGGACTAACAAACGATTGGGGAGTTGGTAATGATTGGGAAGATGGTCAATCTAGAGTTGCCGAAAGAAAAGAAAATGATGTTGATCGACTTAAAGCTCTGGGTAACGGAGTTGTTCCACAGTTTTCTGAACTGGTAGGTAGATTAATTATTAAATCACTTATTGAGGATACTTTAGTGTTTGATCCAGAGATTGTTAAGGTAGATCGTCCTCACTAAAAGGTTCAAGATCTAATGTGTAGCCAAGACGATTATTGTAATCCCAGTCGCTTACTCTTTTAAGCATGGCAAGTATCTCTTTAAGAGCAAAGCCACAAATGAAACCAACAATATAATCCATAGCTGACAATATTAGAACATTTGTTCAGTATTTAAAGTCAATTAATGTTAAATATTTATTTCACAATGATGAGTTTTTGTGAAAAATAATTCACAATCCATTGAATTTGTGCATTTGCAAATTACTGATTGCCAATGACTAATTTTTTCCGATATCGGAAAATTCACCTATAGCCTATATTTATTGAATTTTATTTTTTTCTTGTCCGTGTCACTGTCCTAGGACTTCCGTGTCAGGTTCACTCGGATTTCCTGCGCTAGAGTAGAGTAGAGTAGAGAAGACTAGACTAGAGTAGACTAGAGAAGAAAAGAGTATATAATGGGGGGTAGAAAGGGCTAGTAAGTATGAAAAAAATATTAGAATACTTTAAATTAAAAATACTTGTAAATAAATTAATGAATAGAAGTAACGGACTATTAACTGAAGAAAAAGTTGTACATAAAATTAATGGAAAAGATTACAGTTTTCCAAAATATAAGGAGTTGACATGAAAATAATGGTCACTTTTGAATTAACGGAAGATTATATTCTTGAAGTTGAGACAGAACAAGAAGCAATAAAAAAAGTACAAAAAATATTTGATTTTAAACAAGAATCTCAGAACGATCTATTAAAGCAATATAATATTGATTATAGTTGTGATATAGAAAAAAAGTATATCAATGTTCAAGATGATGAAGTTGTAGAAGAACCACAGCTTGATTATGAGATTATATACACCGAAACTGCTGGCAGTCCTGGTGAAGCACTTGAAAAATTGCAGAATAGGATCGTTGGGGCAGATGACTACATAGAGCCTGTAATATCACCAGTTTTAAATGAGGAGTATGAAATACTAACTGGGATAAAGGCAGAAGGAACAGCATAATGACAGAAATACCTAATTTTCCAGCAGGTACTAAAAGAGAAGATGCTATTGACGAATTAATATCCGATGGAGATCTTAAAGAAGTTGTTTTAAAACAATTCAACTACATGAGGATCAAAGGCATTAATTTAGTTCAAGACGCAGACGATCTTGTAAACTTATATTTAAGTATTTGCAAAAAATTTGAAGAGAAGTAAACTTAATACTGTTCATAGAAAAAGCCTTTCGTGTGAACTGAATTAAAGTGAAAAGCAGGTGCCAAGACACCTGCTTTTTATTTACCCAAAACAAAAATCATATAGTCTATTATGGATTGTCGGCTACTAAACCGACTTCCTCCCATCATCGGCTAACTCTTAGGGGTTAGCCTTATCTTTTTTAACTACTTTTTGTTCTCTTGCAAGATCTTTTCTGATCTTCTTTGCTAAAAATCTACGAGCTTTACGATTTAAAGCTGGTGCATTTTCTTTTGAGACTATCGATAACTTTTTCATAAATCTCATGATACATATAAATTTTAAAATTTGAATTTTTGTGCTACGATGTTCTAACTATGATTAAGAAAATAGATCAATCCAACTTTAACGAAACAATCTCAAGAGACGATATAACTACAATTGTTAAGTTTGAAGCTGATTGGTGTGTTCCATGCAAAGAGATTACACCAGCAGTAGAGTCCCTCAATGAAGAGTGGAAAGATCAAAAGGTGGAGTTTGTAGCAGTTGATATAGAAGATGCTGCAACAGTAACTACTCAATATAATATTTTTGGTGTTCCAACCTTTATCGCATTTCAAAATGGTCAGCCTGTTTCTGAAGTGAGATCAAGAGTAAATATTGGAAATATCAAATCTTCTTTTGAAAAGTTCTTAGTCTGATACTTATCAGGATCCCTTAGGTTTTTGTTTGTTTTTCCCTAAGCTGATCCTGATGTCCAAAATAATAATTTTTTTTTAAAATTGTCTTAGATACCTGATATAATTAGTAATTATGGGAGAGATAGTAAATACAGAAAATCGTAGGGAATCAACCTACATGCAATTAGCCGATGAGACAACTTTTGAACAATGGTTAGATATCGGATCTAAATTAATACAAACAACACAAAATATTATGTGGTGGCTTGGTGATTGGTGGAACTTTGGTGAAAGAAAGTATGGTGAGGCAGCAAGTCAAGCTCTTTCTATGGAAATACCTTATTCTACTTTTAGTAAAGCAAGCTATGTTGCTAGGCAAATAGAAAAAGAAAGACGATTACCAGAAGTTTCATGGTCTATTCATTGTGAGATTGCACAATTAGGTCAACAAGATCAAGATTTATTTTTGTCTAAAGCTCGTGACGATAATTATAGCGTTTCAAGAACTAGAGAAGAAGTTAAGAAACATAAAGTTCAAGAATTGTTAGATGATAACGATAAAGAAAACATTATGTTATATCAAAACATAAATATCAAATCAAGTAATGTATGGACATTTGGTAAGCCTATAGTCAATTATGGTGTTAATGACGATCAAAAAACACCACCTCAAATGTTGTTTAATCTTTTTTACTGGTTTGAAGATAGGGATCTAGAAAATCTTTCAAAGGTTGTTGATCTTACTGATAAATATCAAGTAACTTATGATGTTGCTAATGATTTTAATTTTGATTGTAATAGTTATGATCTATATCCTCATGCTCAAACTAAAAAAGTTAAAGCTGGTGATTGGACAGTTGATCATTATCCAAAAGAATTAAAAGAAGCAGATATTGTAATTTTGAATATTCTTGACTATTTAGACAATGCTGCTGATATAGATCCAGCTAGTTTTATTAGACAGCAGATTATTAATTTATCAACAGCTATGAAACCTGGATCTCAGCTATTTTTTATATCCAAAGATCTAGATGATTGTAAATTAGAAAATATATTTTCTTTAATTTATGATGATACAGACTTTTCAATCATTGATTTCATATCAATTCCAAATAAAGATACTTATAGTAAAGAAGAGGAAGTTCAGGCAATAGCTAATAGAACACTACTTAACAAGTTTGGTTATGTATTTGTTTTAAGAGTTATTGATGACTCAGATCATTAAGCTGTGTTAGACTTCAATGGATGGAGTCTAAAACTAGTAAACTAGAAATTAAAGTCGGTTCTGATACTTTTGTTATCGGATTCCCTGCATTACACGAAGCTCAACAAGAAGTTGCTAATAGCGATGCTCGTTGGAAAATACTTTGTGCAGGCAGAAGGTTTGGTAAATCAAGACTTGGTGTTCAATTGTGTATGCAAGCAGCACTTCAAGGTAAAAGAGCTTGGTGGGTTGCACCTACTTACTCTATTGCTCGTATTGGTTGGAGAGATATACAAGAAAGTGCTAGATCTTTTCCAGAAACATTAGAACCTAATATTTCTTTGGTAAACATGGAAGTTAAGTTTGAACAAACTGGTGGATCTATAGCAGTAAGATCTGCTGATACTCCACATAGACTTCGTGGTGAGGGTTTGGACTTCTTAGTTATGGACGAGGCAGCATTCGTAAAGCCAGATGTTTGGCAACAGGTATTAAGACCTACTCTAACTGAAAGAAAAGGTGGTGCTTTGTTTATCTCCACTCCAATTGGTATGAACAATTGGTTTTATGAATTATGGGAAATGGCTGAAGGTAAAGGTGATTGGGAAAGGTTTCAGTTTCCAAGTTGGTCAAATCCTTTAGTTGATAAGGAAGAAGTAGAACAAGCAAAAACAGAAGTAGGATCTATTGTATATGCACAGGAATATTTGGCAGAATTTGTTGAAGCTGGTCAAGGTTTACTAAAACCTGAATGGCTTAAGTACTTTAAAGAAAAAAATGGTCGTTACTTTACTGGAAGTGAAAATGTTAGTTTAGATGAATGTACAAGATTTGCTACAGTAGATCTAGCAACAAGTGTTAGTGAGACAGCAGACTATACAGTCATTGCAAGCTGTGCCGTAACACCACAAGGTAAGATTTTGATCCTAGATGTTGATAGACAGAGAATGCAAGCACCTGATATAATACCTCGAATAAGACAAAAAATGAAAGAATATGATTTACAATGGGTTGGTATGGAACGAGCTGGTTTCCAGCTTTCACTCATACAGTTTGCAAAAAGAGATGGATTAGCTGTCAAAGAACTGAAAGCTGATAAAGATAAGATTTCTAGAGCAATGCCACTTGCCGCAAGAATGGAAAGTGGTGATATATACTTTAGACAAGGAGCCATGTGGCTACCTGATGTGGAAAGAGAATTAATGACATTTCCAGTAGGTCATCATGATGACATAGTGGATGCAATAAGTTATGGGGTTTTATGCGCCCAAGTGAGAAGAGAATGGATCGCTTTTTAAATGGCAGATAACAAATCAAGATTTCGTAAGGCTGTCGACTTCTTAAATAGTCCTACGAAAAGACAAGAACAAAAGTACAGTAGATACAATCAACAAACAAGTTTAGACAGAGCCGTATACGGATATAACACAGACGCAGGTTATTGGCCAGCTTCAGAATTAGATGATATTGGAGATGGATCTAACAACTCAGCAGTTGTAGCCTGTCTTAATGTTCTCTCTACTTCTTTTGCAGAACCAAGAACAGTTCTTATAAACGATACAGGTGAATTGCACAATGAAAGAATTAAAAAACATCCTGTTTTAGATTTATTAAACAGACCTAATCCATACACATCAGGAGTTTTGTTAGCACATTACATCATAGTTTCTTTATCTGCTCATGGTGATGCTTATTTGTACAAAAACCGAAACAGTGATGGAAATGTGGTAGAGCTTGTACCTCTAATGCCAGATATGGTAGAACCCAAAGGTAACGAAACAGATTTGATAACTCATTATAAATACGATCCTTATGGTGGTTTGGGAAGTAATAGTATAGTCGTTCCAACTACTGACATAGTGCATATCAGACAAGGCATAGATCCAAATAACCATAGGAGAGGTTTTGCTCCATTAAAATCTGTATTAAGAGAAATCTTAGGAGATGAGGCGGCAGGACAGTATGCAGCAGCACTCTTAAATAATATGGCTGTACCAGGTGTCATACTCTCACCTAAAGATGACTCTATGGGCGGTCCATCGAAAGAGGAAGCTGAGGCTATCTCTGCGATGTACAAGCAAAAGTTCGGTGGTAAGAACAGAGGTGCGCCAATGATTTTATCAGGCGCTATGAATGTAGAAGTCATCTCTTTCTCACCAGATCAGATGAACCTGACTGAACTTAGGAAACTGCCTGAAGAGAGAGTTTCGGCTGTTTTAGGTGTCCCAGCAATATTGGCTGGACTCGGTGCTGGTTTAGACGCAGCGACATACAACAACACTCGTGAATTAAGAGAATTTTTTACAGAACAAAAACTTGTTCCATTATGGAAAACTGTAGCTGCTGAACTTACACATCAATTACTAAGAGTAGATTTTCCTTCATCATCTGAATTATCAATCAAGTTTGATCTTGAAGATGTAAGGGCTTTATCTCAAGACAAAGATGATCTATATAAGCGTATGAACACAGCCGTACAAGGTGGTTGGGTAACAATCGGAGAGGCTAGACAAGCAGTCGGACTTGATGTTGAGTCTCATCATGAGGTGTATTTAAGACCTATGAATATGATCGAAACAATACCAGGTCAATCAAATGCTCCAAAACCAGATAAGGAAGATCCTGTTGTAGATATTGCTAAACAGCTCATTGATAAAGTATTAACTACTGGTAGTGGCTTAGTTGAACCTACACGAAGCGAAGTTTTAAAACCTACTCCAACATATTTGAATGAAGAAAAATATGTCGCAGAGATGCCTAATGGTGCATGGTGCATACTTAATCATGAAGACAATCAAGTAATTGAATGTTATGAAAATGAAGATCAAGCTAGAAGTGCTTTAGATCGCATGAAAAAACCAAAAAAAGAATTAAAGAAAGCAAAAGAAGTAAAAGCACCAAAGGTAACTAATTTTCCTAGTTCAGGGGATGACCAGACGATCTCTATCAGCAACTCTAAATTTAAGCAATTTCCAGATTACAACTATGTAAAAAATCTTAAAGAAGAATGGCCTGAGATATGGCGTAGGGCTGGTACAGGTGGTAATCCACCAACCTCGTTTACTGGTAATGATGCTTACAACAGGTGGACAAAATATAGATCTGGTGATAGATCAGAGTCAGTTTTAAACTGGGTTAAAAGACGAGAAAGTTTTATGGCTAGACACTCTGGTAACACAAAATTAAATGGTTACATAGCTGTGATGAAGTGGGGTGGTGTCACCAAAACTGGTGCAAGTGCCATGAAAAAAACAGTTAACGAGTATAAAAAAGTAATTCGTGAAAGAAGAAAGATACAAGAAGAATTACTTTTAGAAATAGAATCCAAAGCATTAAGTGAAGCTACTAGAACAGCTTTAAAAAATAAAGTTGAGGAACATAACTCTAAAAACCCTAAGCACAGAGCAACACTAAGAATGTTGACTGCTTGCTACAACAGAGGTTTAGCAGCTTATCAAAACAATCCAGGATCAGTTCGTGGTAATGTTGCTGGTCCATCCCAGTGGGCAATGGCCAGAGTTAATGGACTATTAAGAGCTTTGAGAACAGGTAAGTTCAAAAGAACTGCTTATGATACAGATCTTTTACCTAGTAGTCATCCTTTGAGTTCTAAAAAAGTTGCTGGAAGTGTTATTGAGGAAATAAATGTTTCTACCGAAGAGGCAGAGGCTTTATCAGAAGTTGAAATGAACTCAGCTAGATCTGAAAAGGCTAAATCTGTAAAAATTGGAGATGCAGTCTCATGGAGTATAAACAAAGATCCAGATCCACCATCAACTGTTCATGGCATTGTCACTTCAGTAAATAATGAAAAAGAAACTGCAACAATGATGGTTTGGGCAATTATGGAAGATGGTACGCACAAGAAAACTGACAGGTCAGTCGTGCAACCAATCTCTGCATTAAGAAAGATAAAAGATTTTAGAAGCTAATTAGCTACTTTCAAAATATCTAGTATTTTCTTTTGGATCATATTCGATCCCAGCTTTTTTAAGTTTATTGATTAATTTAGTCTGCTCATCTGATCCTAAGAAAACTAACCATTCTGTAATAATTTTATTACGATTTGGTTTCTGTGCCTTAGCAAGATTATCCATAAACATGTTAAATGGATTGTCTACTTTTGAGCTTCTTTCAACTCCGTTATCAGCCATTTTAGTAATCCGTTCCTATCCTCAGCGCCATACTTAAAGTCTTTAGCACTGAAATTATCTGATACTTCTATTTTACTTGTATCCAAAGATACTTCTAATTCCTTGTCAAAAATATCTAATTGACCTGTGCCGTCATCTTTGCAAAGCAAAGTAAAGGTACCAGATCCATTATGCAAAGTCGATATTAAGACTGTATCTTTTTCCACATATTTAGTATAGCACTCATCGGCAATCTGTTAGTGGCTATCAGAAATACACTAACTTTTATTTTTTTTATATAAAATACTAATGTTTACTGTTTACAGTAAATTTTTGCGCACATGGGTAAGTTAGGAGATTGGAATCTTGTATGTCTGATGAGTATAAAAAAATTGATGTAGAGTTCAGCAAAGCTGAAGGGGAAGAGGGTAAAGTCAAAGCAGTTTTTTCTGTTTTTAACGATGTTGATAGTGATGGCGATGTAGTATTGCCAACATCAATCAAGTCTGGTTTTGATCCCAACAATGAAGAAGTACCAATGGTCTGGGCGCACCAGTGGGATAAACCAATTGGCAGAGGTAAAATTGTCAAAGATGGTGAAAAAGCAGTTTTTGATGGTGAGTTTTTTATGGACACTGATAGTGGATCCGAGGCTTACAAACTTGTCAAGAATATGGGAAATTTGCAACAATGGTCTTTTGGTTTTAGAGTAGATGACTCTGAGTATGGAAAATTTAAAAAAGCAGATCAAGACGATGAACAAGAAGTTCGTTATCTCAAAAGTTTATCAGTATATGAGGTTAGTCCAGTTTTGGTTGGAGCTAACCAAGATACATTCACTATGGCAATCAAGACACAAAAAACTGATACTGATGAAAAGAGTGTTCTTACATCAGATGATTTTCAAAGTGCAGAACAAGATCCAAAGGCAGAAGAAGAAAAAGTTGCCTTAGCAAACGATATGTTTGACAATCCAAAAGAAGCTGAAATGAGAGCTTTGGAATTAGGTTGTTCAGGATTTCATACACATGAAAGTGACGGAAAGCAAGTTTTCATGCCTTGTGCCACACATGATTCATATGAATCACAGATCAAGAAAAGCAATACTTCGATAGCTTATCTAAGTGAAATTGCTGTAAATATAAAAGAAGTTTTAAAATCTATCCCTACTGACCAAGAAACAATTGATCGTCTAAAGCAGATCAATATCGCAATTCGTGGTCTAAATAGTAGTGATGATGAAGTTTCAGAGAAAAGCGCCAGCGTGCAAGGCAAAAAGCGATTTTCTGATGAGGTAAAAGATGTGCTTGCTGCATTGAATAACCTAGTCGCAAGAGTTCAAGCTATAGGTGAACTCAGACAAAAGAATGGTAGGAAGTTGGGGGTTTCAGCAACAGAAGCTCTCAGAACAGTTCAAGAAAGTGTCTCTGATGCTTTTGATGAACTAGATAAATTCGTAGAAGAATTTGGAAGTGAGGGCGCATTGGAAGTTGAAACACAAGAAGTGCCAACTGAGACTGAAGTACCAGTCGCAGAAACCGAAACTGAAGTATCAGAACCAGAAGTTGAATTATCTGATCCTGAAGCAGTAACAGAGGAAGTTGTAGACGCGCAAGCTGAAACAATGACTGAAGATCCTGCTGATGAACCAGAAATCGATACTGGCGATGAGAGACAAGTTGAGGATCCTGTTGATCAGGTAGAAACAGTAGAAGTTGATACTGAGTTAGACAATCTCTGGCTTGAAAGCCAAGAGATCCTAGCAGAAATCACAGTAGTTGATACTGAAATAGAAGAAGAAGTAGAAGTAGATATTTAGGAGATATATATGAGTAACGAAATTTCAAAAATTCGTGAGAACATAGCTAAAGAGTCTGCCGATTTAAAAGGACTTTTTGAGACAATTGAGTCACAAGAAGGACCTTCTACTGCTGAGCAAAAAAATGCAGTTATCTCTAATAACGAGAAACTAGCATCTTTAAGAGATGATCTTAAAGTCGCAGAAGCAAAAAGCAAGTTAGATTTATCTGACAGTGCAGTAGCAAGCATCCCTAACCCATCAGAAGAACCAGCTAAAGTTGGATCCTTTGGTGCAGAGGTGTTAAAATCAGCAGCCTACAAAGGCTATACTGAAAATGGTGCTAAGAATATTCAAAGCACAATTCCTTTTGAAGTTAAGACAAACTTAACTACAACTGGATATCCACCAGAGTCTTTAAGACAACCTGGAATATTGGAAACAGCTCTTCGTGATCCTAATGCAGTTATTAGTTTGTTTGATCAAATTCAAACAGATCAAAACGCTTTCGTTTATTTGGAAGAAACAACTTTCACAAACAACGCAGCTGAAGCCGCAGAGGCAGCAGCAGTTGGTGAAGGTGCATTAGCATTTACCGAGAACACAGCAACAATCTCAAAACTTGGTGTTAACATACCTGTTACAGACGAGTTAATGCAAGATGTTTCTGGCTTAGAGGGATATTTGAACTCTAGACTACAAACAATGATGAGATTAAGGTTAGACGGCCAGTTAATCGCTGGTAATGGTACTTCACCAAACCTTGAAGGTCTATTAGACGCAGGAAAATCCTCAGTTGGATCAACTGCTTATGGATCATACTCAGGTGGTTTGGGAAGAATCGGAGCTATCTATGGAGCGATCACTGACATTCGTGTCAACGCTTTCACAGAGCCAGATGCCATCGTTATCCATCCAAATGATTGGGCGCAAATCGTCCTTCAACTAGATGATGACTTTGCTGGTGATGCTACAGCAGGATATGCAGCTAAATCACCTGTATTTATGAGTGCAGGCGGATTTGGTGG